TATGTTGGATGATCTGGTCGTTACACCGGCTTGATTCGTGTAGCTTAAGGTGGTAAAAGGCGCAGCTGCACCTGTCGCCACCGATACCTCTATACCAACCAAAACACCATCTCCGTTTGTAGAAGCATTCGCATCTCGAGCCGGCCATGTTGGGGAGACGATAGTTTGCGACGTTGTACTTGTGGCACTCACCTGATTGTTCCATAACCGATCACAGAGCATCAAGGTGCCCGGAATCGTCGCCATGGCTTGAAACCGCGCCAGATAGGAGTTACCCGATGGTGGATTTACGTGTGGAATCTGTCCTGCCACCATAGCCGATGACGAGGACAGTACCGCGCCGTTAAGCGTGGTATCTAAGGCGCCAGCTCCTGGAGCACCAGCTAGTGTCCACAGGGACGCAGGCCGCCCGGCTACCAGCGTCGGCGTCACCGCCTTCGCGAACATCCGAGGTGTCTGCATCCCCGCAAGAGCACCGTCTTGGGTGGTGATAGCCATGATTATGTCGCGCTGATGATGCCCGAAGCATTCATGGTGATCGTCAGCGTGTTCGGCGCCGTGGTGAGCGGGATATCCGCCGGTGTCGAATCACCCAAGGCGTGAGCCACGATCGGGTTCACCTTGCCATTCAGCGTGCCGAGGTAGTACAGCACCATCCGACGCCATGCGGGAATGCCTGCGCCGGAAGCGGTCCAGATCACAGGATTGCCCGTGAACTTGACCACACCAGCTGTTTGCGTCAACGTGATGGACGGCACCACGAGCCCGCCCGTGGTGTAGCCGTTGCCGTTGGCGATCTCGCTTCCCGAGGCGACGGCCCACAGTTCATCCGTGGCGTTGTTCGGCGTCCATGCGGATGACACCAATGCGAGACGGTAGTTGGCTACTGTCGCCGCAAGCAGATTGGTGAGGTTGAAATAGTTGAGCTTCGGGAGATCCGGGATAACAAATGGGCCTGCTGCCATGATTAACTCCTAGTTTGAGAAGGGACACGACGAGCACGCTTGACCCCTGTTACCGGGTCAGTCGAAAGCTCTACATCGTACTGCTGTTGACTCGACAGACCCTGGAGGCTTTGATTGATGCTTCCAAAGGCTTGTTCCATCGTCTTGCGCTGCTGTTCGAGAATCATCTCGAAGTTGCTTTGCTGCTTTGCCAAGCCCATAATGGCTTGAGCCATCGGGCTATTCGGTGCAGACAACCCACCGATCGAATCGGAAAGAGTAGTTTGCAGGGAACCAAGCAAGGGCTCCAGGATCTGCTGGGCGAGGTCTCCGCTTGGAGCTTGTTCAGCAACCGCACCGGCGGCGCCTTCGGAGGCCGCTGTGGACATCTGCGTAAGTGCGGCGGTAAGGACTTGGTTGAGCACAGCCAACTGTGTTTCATGCGCAGCTTGGAATTCGGTAAGCATTTGCTTCGCACCGTTATTTTGCTGATCCCGTACCATTTCCACAGTGGTAGCCAGTTGCGCCAATCGTTCCTGAGAAGCACGATTCGCCTCCTCTTGTTGATTGTTGTTCAACTCCAGCAGCTTCTTGAGTTCTGCCTGTTCAGTTTGCTTCTTCTCTTGAGAAGCAATCTTGGCTGCTTCAATGGCCTTTTGGCCCTCGACTTGCGTGACGATGTTTGGATCCGGCTTCGGTGCCGACGACATAGCGATGTCGCTAACAGCCTTCTGCATCTGCTGCAAACCGGGCATCACTACGTCGCCAAGCATCTGTGACAACAATTGATCGGTGAAAGCGGCCCCGTACAGCTCGGCTTCGTCATCATCCATCGGGATGTTGCGGTTCCGTGCCTCGAGCTTGAATTGGTCTGTAGCGGCCCGTGTATGCTTCCGATACAAGGCCATTATGTGCTCCTTGCAGTGTTGGAGCATAGGTGCCATGACCCCACTTGCAATGAGTGGATTAGCCCCGAACATGGGAGATGTGGCGAACTGGATGTGTGCTTTCAAGTGCACCAGATCGTCTTGCTCCGGGTACACCTTGAGCGGCCGTTCCTGCATCCCAAGCGAGTAGTTTTCGTCCAGCGGACTCATCCGCTTGGTTTCCTTGGGCAGATTGGCAATGCCATCCACATCCGGCACGTTCAGCAGCTTCAAGAAGCGGGCCAAGAGGGCATCTTGCTTGAAATACTGTTGGAACGCAGGATCTTGCTTCAACTGCATGACAGCTTGCAGCTGGGCGTACCGTTGCGTTTCGGAGAAGATGTTGGGGTCGGATACCGGGATGATGTCCATCGGACCTTGGAAATCTTCGCGACCGACAACAAGCTCCCCGAGGTCTTCCACCGTCTCTTGATCCGCCATGTTTTCGGCGTTCAGCCGGTGCAGGATCTCCAGGTCGCGCTTCATCGAGTTGTGCAGGCGCGCATGGACAGCTGAGAAATTGGTAGACCCTTGCTCAATGAGTGCCAGAGCTGTGCCAACGGGCATGTTGTTGCCGGCGTCGGCAATCTTCTCCGAGGCCGTGGCGACGACCATCTCAGCCTGTTGGGTGAGCCACTCCATGATTTGAAACAGCACCGTGCTCGGCCCCGGAAACGGGAACGGCATGATGAGTTTGCGAATGTCATCCACACCGGCGGGTGCGTCGATTTCCTTGATCTCGGTCGGACTTACCTGAATGGACTCACCCGCAGAACGGCCACCTGCCAGCTTGACTGCGCCCGGGAACGTCGAGATGTGTGCGGAATCCAGGATCGCTCGCAGTGCACCCGTGGAGGCACCGGCCAGTGTTCCGATCAAATGAGCCAGGCCGATGGCCGGGCCACCGCGCCACGGGATGAAGGGCCACTCGGTCATCCAGTGCTTCTTGCGGAAACGGTCATCCTGCTCCTTCCAGTTGCGGAAGTAGCCGACTACCATCTTCGATGAGTCGTCAATGTGGATGATGTACGGCGCCAGTTGCGGCTCTCCGAACAGGTCATCTTGCTCTTCAATCTTTAAGATTTCGACCTGCCACATCCGGCGGAGGCCGTCTTCATTGTAGATCAGTGCGTTGGAGTCGTCCACGCCCTCTACCTTGTCCGCAGCCACTTGCGACTTGGACAAATCTCCAGAGCTCAGTGAAGTCGGGTTGTCCGCTTCCGGAGTGTCGATATACAGGCCATCCCGCACACGGCTTTCGTACTCTTGTTGCGTAATCATTTGCCTGTAGGCAATGCGTGGTGCCGTGTAGAAATCAGAGCTTCCATACGGCATGAACACGTTATCAATGAACACTGCCTCCGTCCGTGGACGGCGCAGCTGGCGATCCCACCACCAACGCTTGTATTGCGCACCGCCAAGAGGCACTTGCGACAGCACACGTTCAAGCTCTGCACGGTACTCTTCGATCTGAGTCGTGCACTGCCAGTTCATGTACTTGCGCTTGCGTTCGGCCTTATCGACCTTCTCTTGCGTTTGCTCCCCGATAATCTGTGTCTTGCACGGGCCATTGGAGGGCATCAGTTCCTTGACCGACCGTGAGGCAAAGTCCACCGATCCCTTGGCAAGCATCGGGTGAACAGCCTTGCTGGCACCCTCGAAATCAGCACCACCGGGTGCGTCTTTGCCCAACCCGGTGCGACGGATACCATCCTCGTACTGTGCGTCACGCTTCTGGCGGTCTTCGACATCCTTCTCAATGATTTGCATCAAGTCGGTGCCCATCTGCATCAGATAGCCCTTGTCGAAGATTTCAGCCATGTTCTCATCAAACGATGAATCACGTGGCTCTGCTTCCTCAGGATCCATCACATCGGCCGAACCATCCGGGTTTTCGATTACCTGATAGTCAGGGGTTTCGTCATCCTCGATGTCCTCGGGCATCATGCCCTTTACGTCTTGTGCCATGAGTTATCCAGCCTGAGTAAAGTATTTCGAGTTGAGGATGCCAGTATTGGCCGGTGCTGGAGCCGGTGCCGCTGTGGGAATCTGCGACTGTGCCGGCTGACTGTAGAGCGGTGCCCGTGCTTGCTGTTGTTGTGGATCTCCCGACAAAATGCTACGTGCGGCCATCCCCGTGCCCATGCTGGCGGCTTTGCCACCGAGACTCGACAAGGTACTCCCGGCTCCAGCATCCGCCAAGGCACTACCTGCGGCACCACCGACACCACCAGTGAGTGCGCCCATGGCTGCGCCTTTGATAGGATTTTGCCCTTGGACACCAGACGAAAGAGCACCAGAAGCTGCACCTTGAGCAGCACCTTGAGCCCAAGCTGGCATAGAACTCCAGTAGCTTCCCAAACCACTGGCGGCACCAGCACCGCCGGCGCCTTCTGCTGCACCGGCACCAGCACCCGCCGCACCAGCACCAAAATAGGCCGCTGCCAGTCCACCCCCGACCACAGCCAACGGAGCCAACACGCCGGGGTGCTCTTCGATAAAGCTACCCTGTTCCGGCAGATGTCCGGAGTTGGTTTGAATCGGAACCAGCTTGCCGTCCTTACGCTGATACAACGTCATGTTTCCGATACGTGCATCAGGCGAACCATTCCAGCCGGCACTCATACCGCCGATGCCGTAGTAATCTTTCGTGCGATCACGCAACTGTGTCTCGAGGTCAGTCGCGTCTGCGTTCAGACCGAAATTACGAGCCAGATTCTTGAGGTCATCTGACCGGTAGCCAGCTGCTGCGGCCTGTGACAGTGGATCGGTACCGTTCGGATCATCCGTGCCGTGACCGATGAACGCATCCAGTCCTTGACGCAACATGCCCTGATTACCAGCATTCAGAGTCATTGCCAGTGCAGGATCGTACTTGCCTGGAGTGAAGTAGGTTTGGCCGAGGAATGTCGAGAACACATCATCATACGTAGGTGCGTTGCCAACATCACCTTGAGCTAGATTTCCGTTCTCAAACGTCCATCCATTCTGACCGTTGCGCATGGTCATCGGACCATTCGGTGTGCTTACCACAGGGGCAGCAGCTGACGCCGGAGCGGGTGGCGGTGTTCCAGCGGTCAGACCGTAGCCTCCGCCGAACGGATTGCCCATGCCACCGCCACCGCCCGACGAGACCTGTTGATCACCTTGTCCGAATGTTCCGAGGCCGACAGTATTGCCAGCTGAAATCGAACCACCTTGTGCGTAACCAACTCGGCCGCCGCGGAACATGCCGCCAGGCTCACCTGGCTCTTCGATAAGCGGCAACGTATTCTGTGCATCAGCAGAAGCAGCCGCCTTCTGTGCATCCAACTTGGCTTTGTAATCAGCTTTCCATTGATCTTCCCAACCAGCTGGGATATCCTCGAGAATGGGTTTGATGGCACTGTTCCTGTCATCTTTAAGCATTCTGCTGAAATCATTGTAGATTGCAGCTTGCAACTTTTCCGGTGTATCGTGCTTCTTGATCAGCACCGGGTCGGTCATCATGCTCTTGAGGTAGTTGTCCCAATCGTAGACTCCACCTCCGTAGGCCGTCGCCATGTCAAGCTTGCCAAACTTCTTGGCAGCATCCTCAGCCATCGGACGATGCATGAACTGGCCCTTGTAAGAGCCTACATTCTGGAGTCCATGATTCGTGAACTCCTCTGGCTCGACATACGCCCACTTGGCGGCACCGCCCTCCGGATCACCTTTGTTCAGGAAATCAATGACAGATTCTGCGTAGTGAGGAGCCACCGCCGCATTTTGGTCAACACCGCGCACTTGAGAAATGTTCCAGACAGGCTTCGGCTGGATTTCATCCATTGCCTTCTGATACTTGCTCCAATAAACCTCTTTGGGGTCAGCATCTGTCCGACCGGCCTCGACCTCTGCCTCATGCCAAAGACGAGCTTGCTCGGCTTCTGGTAGATCGTTGATTTCAGGCACTTCCCGCTGTGCTTCAATCGTAACACCGGGCTCGCCGGTCTTTTTGTCACGCAAGCTATAAATCCGGGAGTTTCCATCGCGAATAGCGTTCTCATAGTCGCAGCTATCTCCGACGCAGTTCCCGAGTGCTTCAGTTTCGTGCTTCAATCCTTCGGGCTTGAGTTCGGAGATGTAGTGCTGGTCGTTCTCATAGACCTTGCGTGCTTCTGTGGAACGCAGATCACCAAGCAACCGTTCACGAGCTGCTCTGTTCGCCATCTGACCGGTGTTATCCACCAAGTCGCTGATCGACATTTGCTTCATGCGATCAGCAGGACTGATGCCTTTCTCCGGATTGCCCTGAATGTTGAGCTTCAGATCTTGAATGGCCTTCTGCTCTGGCGACAACGGCCCCACGTAATCCGCAGGGCGCGGTGGCGCTGTTGCCTCTTTCATGTACTGGCGGATGTTGCCAAAACCGAGGTTCTCCATGGCGTCGCCACTCAGACGAGCCAGTTGCGTGTCGTCGGGAAGAGCATTCGCCCACTTCGGGAGCGGACCTCTAGCGTAATACTTCAAATCTTCCGGCGTCATCATGTTGACGTGCGCGTCAGACAGATTTTCCCATCCAGTGCGTGCTTCCGGCACAACCTTATCGGCCTTGCGGAAGAGATCACGGCTTTCATCACCCTGTGAATAAGATTGCTTGAACTTCGGTCCAAAGCCACGCCGCGTATTCCCGGCGTAATCCATCTCGATGTAATCTTTGTCGCGTGGTGATGTCTCACCGAACTGATTATTCATTCGGTTGAGATCTTTTTGCGTCATGTGCAGCTGACCACTCGTGTCCACGGGCTCCGCAATTTGCTCCTTACGCATGAGTTTGCGTGTTCCGTCCGGTTGCATCTTGTAGATGTATTTGGCGGTATTCGGACCTGTCAACTCTTTTGTGCGCAGCGGATCAGTCGGTGTGCCGAGATCCTGCTGAATGTACTTGGAAATCTTGCTGTTAAACAAGTTGGATACGTCTTCCGGCAAAGTGGCTTGTTGAGCTTCATCAAACTCTCTGACAAGCTCCTTTGGCCCTTGCCCGGGCGCCCAATTTCCACCAGCAAGGCGCACGGCACCTGTTTGGCGTGCTTGAGCACCTGTTCGACCGGGGATGAGTGCTTCACCCGGTGCTGAAAGATGTTCTGCGATTCTTTCGAGTGCCGGGGCGACGTTTCGGGCGCCCTTCAATGCCGCGGTCAGTGGCCCCGGTGCTACCATATTCCCGGCCCCTTCCCATGCCCCACGGCCGCGGCTCTCGGGTGCCCTTAGTGGTAGTGACTGGTTGAACCCCTCGGAGGTTCTGAACAGGCTTTGATCGTCAACATTTGCACCAGCTTTGTTGGCCGCCCATCGTACCAAAGTCTCGATATCGCCAGGCATTCCCAACGATCCTGCTACAATGCCGCGGGCCAAGGACAAGGGAGCTTCTGACGCACCCTTGCGATCTTGACGATCTTCCCGGCGCTTTGAGATCAGTGGCTTACGAAAGCTTGGCTTCGTCAAGTCCTCGTCATCCACTGAGCCGCCTTCTGCCATGTGGAGAGCACCACCACAAGCGCAACGACCCATAGGAGCTGACATGTTAGATTCCGCCTTGTTGCAAAATCGTCGTCTGACCGGCCCCCGTAATGCGGACCTGACGCACAGGATTGGTGAGCGTGAAGATCGTGGCACCCAGCGGCGATGCGGTCAACGGGAACCAGACCTGCGCAGCAGGTGCACCCGGTGCGAAGATAGGATCCTTGGGGTCGTCCAGAGTAGCATCTACCGTCTGACCAGCTGCACAACGGATCGTGACATCGAACTCTACAACGTTGTTGTCGAGTGGAACGGCGACCGGTGTACCAGCTACCGTAAGATACTGTGGCTTCATGAGTTAATCTCCGATCCAAGCTTGGTAACGTCCGCCGACCGCTGGACAGAAGTTTATACCCTTCGGCGGCGCTTTACCACAGGGTTGTGGGGCGCTCTTCACGGGAGCCGCCGACTTCGTGATGGGAGCTTGTGTAATCTGGCCGAGACACTTCTCGATGTCCTGCTTGGTCGCCTTCATGGCTTGCATCATAGCCAGTGTGTAGGGCTTCGGCTGCTCCGGAGGAGTCCAGACGCCGTGGCAGTGGCCGGGATCGGTGATGCCGTGGGAATGGGCACCGGGATCGGGGAACGGCCAAGTATTCGCGGGATCTTGGAGGCCACCGCCGCAGACCACCAGCGGATAAGCTTCTTGGTAGATCTTTTCCACCTCTTTCAACATCTGAGTTGCGGTAAGGATTACTGTTCCTGCCATGATGTTCTCCTTAAAGTCCAATTCCGCAGCGGTTGGCTTTGCTGCGGTAATAACGGCGGCACTGTTGCTCGAAGCCACAACGCCGCATATCGCGCCGGTAGTCATGCCAGCTGTAGCCTTGGCACCAGCGCGGGGGATAGTAGCCTCCCGGAGTGCCGGGATTCTGATTCGGTCGGCCTTCGTGATTCGGAGGCGGCGGATACAGCGGAGGTTCCGGCCTTTGGGCGAAGGCTGGAGCACAGAGGAAAGCGAGGAGTAGGAAGAGTGCTTTCATGTTACATCTTCAATCCGCCAAGGATGATGGCGAGTGTCCAGCAGGCCAGTCCACCGGCGATCAGACTGAAACGCGGCGGAGTGGGAACCCCGATGGCGGACAGCAGGAACAGGATGAAAGCTGCGACCATGAGAATGAGACCGATGGTTGCCATGATTTGCTCCTTAAGTAGGTAACGGGGGACGGTTGGCCTCTGCCTCAGCTGCAGATGGAATCTTTGCATTCAGGATAAGTGTATCCCTAGAATGAGGGATTGGCAAGTCAGCAGCCCAAAGTCTTTTGATCTCTTGCTCCACGATTTCGTCCATAGCGATCCGACAACGATTGTGAACCGCGTTATCGATCCACTCTTGTTGTGAAATGGCGACGATGCCGAGAGCTTTGTCTTCGGCGTCAGTGAGTGTTACTGTGTAATCCATCTTTACCCCACTAGATTACCATCAAATTGAATGTACGCACCATCCGTGTAGAGGTCCGCCGGACCGCTCTCGTAACGCACAACTAGGTAATCGTTGGCACTCATACGCACGTGAGCAGTAATTTGTATTGATTGCCATTGACCAGCTGCCTTATTAAAGATAACTCTGCTCCCATAGTATCCGAAACCGTTCAAATAAAGGCCGATACGGAATTCACCGGCAGGAGCATTCGGCATCAATTGATGGTACGAAAAAAGATAGGTGCCTGTTACGGGAGCTGTAAATCTTCCGTTACCGGGATTGAAATTTCCACCGATATTTACATTAGCTGTCACCCATGTCAAATCACCTACAGCGGTACTTGCTCCAGAAGCAATAAAAGCTGGATTAGCTGGTAAGACAAAAGCACCAGAATCTTTCAAATCAAGGAGCACAAGACTGTTGGCTGTGTTGACAATCTCAAGATTGCCAGCACTACCCATCCGAAGAGTCTTGACGGCGCTTGCGGCAGTGAATGCAAGTTGAGCCCAGCCACTTGATGCTTGATTAAGACTTAGATTGCGGTCGCTAGCTGCTGTGCCAGTAGAGGTGCAAGTAAGTGTGGCTGCGCCAGTCGCTCGGTTAACGTGTACTGGATTAGCTAAAAAAGCACCAGTATTATCAAAACGCGACAGCATGAAGTCGGAACCATTCGCCGGAGCCGATTCTGCGGCTGTATTTCCAAGCGACATCCCCCAACGAGTTATGCCAGCTCCTACTCGTCCGTAAATAGCTGCTTCTTGACCAGAAGCAGGCTTGTCCAACAAGATTGTAGATCCACCAGTTGCTGGAGCTACTGCGATACTGCTGTTGAATATAAATCTCGAAGCGCCACACACCATCGGAAGCACTACGCCTGTACCTTGCGCAAACGTGGATATGTTCGCACCGTTAGGATCCATGTAGAGACCGAATCCTTGATAATTAGCGTAATTTGCCGCAGTCGTAGAGTAAAGACTTATGGATGAAGCGCCACCTGTAGCCTTCGGAAAGAGCTCCGTGAACGTCTCCGTGGTAGTCGTATCTGTGCGTTCAATCTCCACGCCACCAGCCACAAACGTTACTCTACCTGCACCCGGTCGATACCATCCCATTGTTGCTTCGCTTGCCCAAGCCAATCCAGGAGCAGGCACCGTACCGTCCTGTAGCTTCCATACGCCAGGTGCGCCCGTAGCAGACGGCACCTGCGTCCAAGCGGCATCTTTACGTCCATAAATCTTTGTGTCAACCGGAGCATCAGGGAAGCTAGGCGGGCCTACCGGGCCTGTATCACCTTTCTGACCTACAGAGCGAACGAGTGCAACGATGTTTTGCTTGAAATCAAAAGTAGTTGTTCCCTCTACGAAAGCAACGGGAACCTCGAACCAATCTGGATGGTTGATTGCCGGGCCAAGAAGCTTGAACAATTGATAGTTGACAGCCAAATCCTTGTCTTGAAGGACAAGTTGATCGTCCACATGCGTGATCTGAAACAGCAATACTGGATTGAATCCGTCTGTCGTCAGCCAGTCAAAATAGAGCTTTGTTGCCTGCGTCTGATCCACCGTGTTGTACTTCATCAACCCGGTTCCGGGATCATTCGGAGCAGTAGAGTGTGTGTCAACCTTGTAATTGAAGACAGAGGTAGAGGAGCCCGGTTCACCTTGCGGACCCTCTGGACCCTCCGGCCCCGGAGTGCCACGCACGATTTCCCATTGTGCGTTCTCACGAGCATACTGCTCACCGTCCATCGGTGCCTCGCCGATACCCACAGTGCTGCCATCGTTTATCACAGCCGGCGGCTTCTGGAGCACTGTGGTAACTTGCGTCCCCGGTTGAACCTGGAGCAGCAAGGCAGGCGATTTACCTTTCGAGATGGTGATCTTGGAACTCATATTCTAGCATCCAAAAACAGCTTGGCGTTGGCGTTGTTCGCCTCGAAAGTTCCCGGCCCTGATCCTGATCCTGGAATCTGTGCCAGTACCGCCGCAGCATTGTAAGCCGCCGAGATGCTAATTCCGTTAGGTGTGTAGAGGCCGCCAACTGTGTTAATCACAAAATGATTAGCTTGAGAAAAGACCACGGCAGGAGCTGCCCGCATCGACACCGGCATCACTACTCCGACAGTGAAGAAATTGGATGACGAGAAAAAGCCGGCTATCCGAGTAGGACTTATGTTGATGAGAGGTTGGTAGAAGCGTTGTGCCCTTCTCAGTTCGTAATCAAACGGCAGCGTCTCGAATGCAGTAGCTGCGCTTCCTAATTCGAGTTGCACACTCCAAACCTCAAATGTCGAGCCATTGGCTTGTGCTGTGAAATTTGTTTGTGCCTGAGCAGCTACATAGTTGCCAGTCACCCAAGATCCAAGAGTAGGTGAGGCATACGTAGTGCCGATCCCCGGAAAAATGAAAAGATTCAAATCTCCAACGGACTGGTTGTTGGGTGAGGTGGAGAAAAGACTCCAAGTTGTACCACCGGTATCGCCAGGAATCACGAAGACAAGCCGAGTGATTACATTTGCTGCTAGAGTAAACGTCCTGACATAGCTACGATTAGGAGTTCCGTTTGCGCTGCGAAGAGCGAAGGAATAGGTGCCGGCTACAGAGCAACGAGCAAAAAAGCTAAGTACCGTAGTCTTGGCGTTGGCTCCACCGTATAGCAGCTGTGCAGTCGTAAGGTTCTCAATCGTTTGATAGAACCCATGAAGATCGTCTGCTGCCGGCGCCCCTGTCGCCGTAACTGTTAGCACCGCTTTATTAACCGCTCCTGTATCAACAAGGGCTGTAGTAGCACGTTGGAAGGAGAGTCGTTGCGTTCCTTGATTGAAGATATTCCAACGATCCGCAAAAAAGCCGGTAGCGATGGCAGTGCTACCAAGCTCTTGTGAGACGTTGAAATTGCCGTTGTCAATCAGATTCCGCAACGTCGGTGATACACTGAAGAGTGCATCAACATACTGCTTGGTAACAGCTTGCAGCGGGACGGTTGGGTCTGCGGCCAGTATCACCGGGCCTGCAAAGCTGCTTGTTTTGGTAGCGCCTGTGAACGTGGCGATATCACCGTTGACCGCTGAGTTAACAACCGTCGATCCGGCAATGAGTTTGAGTGTTCCTTCCGGTGTCGTGCCGACACCTTGATTCTGGACGTAAACGGAGTTGCTGGCGTTATCATTCACCAGCACAAGCAAATTGGTGTTGGGTGTGCCGGGAGCATCGCGCCTGAACGTGAACTGCGAGGAGCCCACCGTTTGCGGCGCATAAATCATGTTTGTGAGTGCCGGATTGTTAGCACCCAAACGTTCAACCTCGATGCCACCAGCCGCGTAACTCCGCCGCCCGGCGCTTTGCTGATAGAAGCCGTAGGTTGGATTACCAGCAAAGAAGAGACTTGGAGCCGCTGCAGAGCCAGCAGGAATCGCCAACGCACCTGTCATGGTGTCGCCAGCAACGGCTACAGACCGAGACCAACCAGCATCCTTGCGGCCATATACTTTGGTATCGATTGGAGCATCGGGAAAGCTAACGGGACCGGTGTCACCTGTATCACCCTTGTCGCCCTTGTCGCCCTTATCACCCGGATCACCCTTGGGACCGGGAATGCCCTCAACGATCTCCCATTGACCATTCTCCCGTGCGTACTGTTCGCCGTCTAGGGGAGCCTCTCCAATGCCCGGTGTTCCTGTCTCAATGACTTGGGGTGGAGCCTGCTGAATGGTTGTGACTTGGACAGCTGGTTTAAGCTGCAAGACTTGCTTATCTTGAGGCGACTTCGGTCGCACCGTAAGCGAGGGTGATCCGGGACCATTGATACTGAGATCCGTCATGAAACGTGTTCCCAGAGGATTAGACCGGCCATTGTGTACCGGTTTAATGCTGTCGTCAAGCGGCGTACGGGTTTAGTTTCTTGCGCTTCTCTTTATGGTAATCTCGCTCTTCTGGTTCGTCCAGAGGTGCTTTCTCGATTTGCAGGTGCTCCGACCGTTGCAAGTAGATCACAACCTGTGTGAAGCAGTCCACGGCGTCGTCATGCTCACCAGCTGGGAACTGTTCCATCTGGAGCAGCATTGGCCGAGCCCACATCACAGGCTTGCCCGGCTCCTTGCTCGACTCGAGAATGAAAAAAACATCCGTTTCCAGCAAAGGAGCAGCCAAGTGGGCACGGGTGATCTTCGAGGCCCGCTTCGGGTTGTACGCAACCACAGGGACGCGGGCCTGCCGAAGATCCTGGATCAGTGACTGACCTGAACCCTTTTCTTCGATGATTACGATGTCCGCTTTGCGTGGGTTGTTGAGGGGATCTTTCTTCTCACCCCCGTATTGCTGATTCCAGTCCTTGATCAGCCTTGCCCGTAGATCCGGGTATTTATAATGCTCGTCCCATGCATCCATGAGCAAAGCATAGTTCTTTATCTTTCTGGTCTTGGGATCCATTTGCGCGAAGACACCCCATACTTGACCGGATGTTGGATCGTTTTGGGTTTCCTCCGTGTATGCCGTATCATACGACTGGACAACATAATGGACGATCGGAAGCGGTTTCTTGACGGGCCAGAGCTGAAAGTGGCTCGTTTGTAGGATGCCGCCACCATCCGGCGATGGCCGTTGTTGTAGCTGCCCAGCCGTACCGTACTCGCCAAGCGTAATTTTAAGCGAATCGACCGTAGCCCTTGGGAACCGCGCAGGAAAGAGTAGCTCACCTTCTTCCGTCCTTGGGTCTCTGAAACCCAGTGATGTGACGCAACGGCGCGACGACTCGAACTCCATGGGCAGCATCAGATGCACCCATCCTGGCTGCTTCAACACATGGCCCGTGAGGTCCAAGTGATGAAGCCGCTGCATGATGATTACGATGGAATCTCGGGAGGGCTGGTTGAGCCGGCTAACAAGAGCCTCATCGTAAGTCGTAATGGCATCTTCTCGTTCCGCATCAGAGTTAGCACTTCGTCTGTCATGTGGGTCATCAAGAAGGAGCGTATTTCCTCCGTCACCCATGACTCCAGACAGTGTGCCGAAAGCAATGCGGTATCCGGCACGATTGTTCTCGAATCTAAGCTTAGTGTTTTGGTCACTTGTGAGCTGGAAGACATCACCGAACTCCCTCTGGTACATTGGAGAGTTAATAAGCCTGCGCATTTTGAGGTTATCACGCAGGGCAAGCTTCTCGGCATACGACCCACACAACCATTGATGACTCGGCTTCTGAGCCCATGTCCATGCGGGCCACATAACCGAGACAATCGTTGATTTTGCCATGCGAAATGGCACATTTATCACTAATCTTTTTACTTCTCCCCGAGTAACAGCCTCCAAATGCTCACAAATAGCACGTAAATGCCAGTTATCAATGAAATCAGTGCCCGGTTCGACAATGTGCCAGTACCTCTGTAGAAAGGTATGCAGTGATTTTAGCGATTCCCGGCGTTGATACTCATTCTCAATTGCCTGCCGGAGATAACTGAGCTGTGTTGTGGGCTTCATGAGGCCGGTTCATTGCTTTCGTGAGCCTTTTGCAGGATTTCACGCAACCGGGTAAGCTCACCTTGATCCATTGTCGCCAGATTCAACGCAGCCAAGAACTCCAGAGGGTTCGGATTGTTGCCCACACCCCTCGGAACATCACTTGGCATGTCGATTCCGAAGAGCTTGGCCCGCCGTTCGGCGATTCGGAGGGCCAACATCATCTCGTTGATGGGCGTTTCGTAGTTCTGGCCCGTGAGAGCCTTGTTCCGTGCGTCCATGATCTTCGCCATGGCTGGAACGAGCATCACATCGAGGCGTTCGCCCTCCTGTTTTCGCAACTCGGCGACCTCTGGCGCAATGATCGCAGCCAAAGATGCCTCATATTGCTTGAAAATGTACCGTTCGGTGTAGCCGAGCACCTTCGCGATATGCGCAAAGGACATCCCCGCGGTACGATACTCAAGAATTTGAGCACGAAGTTCCTGCGTATCTGGATTTGACCGCTCATTGGTGAACGGACGGATCTGATACGGCGTTCCATTGGGTGTATATTCCATCAATCCAATGTAACCGCGCCGACCAGCCCGTGTCAAGGATGCTGACCAAACTTTCTGTGCATCGCCTCGAACATATCCATGCGATCAAGCTCAGTTTTAAGCTTGTCCATGATAAAACGGCGATCCTCTGCCGTCACCACAGGGCGCCGGAACCACTCGCGGGCAAGTTCCTCGTAGATGTCTTGCGGCGGAACAGACACGATCATCTGGTCCGCCGCAATGGCTACGAGTTGCTTATACCGGTTCAGCAGATCCGGAATCACGGTACGCACCAGGAATCAGGCCCTCACCCTCCAGGTACTCGATGTGCTCTTTCAAGACCTCGAGGATACCGGGTTTCGGAGTGTTAGCAACGACCTGCACGACGCCCTCCGTCCAGACGAGCAGGAGGAAGTTGGCTCTCTTGCCGTCCCTGAACTCCATGGCAGCTTCGATGATCTCGCCAATGGGCGTCAGCTGGGACGCAACGTGGTCAGCGTGGGGTTTCATTGAGCACCTCGAAAAGATGGCCGACGTAGTTTCCATCGGCGAGTTGAAAGGTTCCGATGTAAGCTGTCTTGCCGGAGGGTTGCTCATCACCCGTGTGGACGATCACCAGATGACGAAACTCCATGACATCCGTTTGCACAACATCGGGGATGAGAGCCCAAACGCTCGGCACGCCGTACTGCACCTGAACGCACAGGATGCGCGTCCCCTGTGGTAACGGGATCTTGACATCCGGCCCTGACAACGGGTACTTGTAGATCATGCTTTGTACTCCCAATAGACGGTTGGATTCTCGACAAACTCGGTGTGCCGATCGTAGCGGGCAGGATCCCGGTCGCTCTCCATCACGAGGCCGTAAGCTTCATTTCCCCAAGCGTTGATGTAACGCACGATTTTGACGCACCGCGGGTTGTCGCCGAGGTCATCCGTGTCGTCGTTGTCGTAATAACCGTCACCGGCTATTATCTTATCAGCGAATGCCTTGTCAACCGTTGCCATCTTCACGCTCCAAGGCTTCGATGGCAGCAAAGGCGAACGCGGCCAGTCGGATGAAGTGCTGCCGGTCGTGTTCGTGCGGATGCAACAGGTGCTCCGTAAGCTGAGCTTCGTAGAACCCGGCGGAGTGGATGTCGTTGCCATCCGGAGTGCCGTAGTCTTTGAAGAGTTCGATACGGTCTTGCACCATATCGGCAACGATTTTCTGTTTCTGCTCCATACGATGCATGACAGCGCCAAGTGTAGGCATTAGCGTTTCTCCCTTACGTCGATCCATGGGTAGTGGTTGCGCATCGCCAACGGGTAGGAAGGCTCGCGGTGGATTGTGACAATGACTCCATCTGCCTCGGCCGCCATTGCCAGTGCTCGTGCCAAAGCTTCCCAATAGTCCAGCTTGGTAGCATAGTCTGCCGGGTCGATGTTGAGTGTCACGACTTGGCCTCGTCGAGTTCGCCGATGACGCTTTCGAGGTCCGTGATGACGCCCTCGAGAGTAGAAATAGCGTCCTCGCAGTGTTGCACCGTCTCATCCGCTTTGTCCCCCTTTTCTGAGTTCTTGAGCCCTTCGGGCATATTTTCCTTGTAATCCTCCTCTTCACCCTTGATGTTCTCGATGGTATCCTTCGCTTCGTTCAGGTTGTCGATGACAGCCTGAATGGCGGCGCGGCGTTCCTTGTTCATCGTTCACTCTCCTCGGTTAAGCTGGAACCCAGCATTTTGACAGCTTCCGCCAAATGAGCCTGGGCGGATGACAGGTGTTGATGAATGGCTGCAAGCAGTGGGATGTTCCGGTGGCCTGTGTCCTCCTCCGTAATGGCCGATTCCACCTCGTCGGCCTCGTTGTCGATGACATGATGAGCGTAGGTGAGGCGGTAAGCTGTGTCGGAAAGGGATTTGCGCGGTTCGAGGACTGGCGAAGTGCCGCCTGAGCCAACGCCTTTGAATGTGGGCATCGTTAGATCCGGTTGGGGTTGAGAGGTTCTGTCGTGCCGAGACGTTTCTTGAGTTCCTGTTCAATGAGGACGTACTCGACAAGCGTTGACAGCCGGGACTCTTGGGCTAGTTGAGTCAGGGCTTGATGAAGGGCGGAAGTGGGGAGGTGGCTATAGCTTGGCATAATAGTATTATACCATACTGGCCGGGTGGGGCAAGTGATTTATTTTTTTAGAGCCTCACCAAGTAACTGGAGCTGTGTCCGCACACTGATCAGGTGGTCTGCCCGCATGCCAGAATTGGAAAGGACGATCTTAAGGATCGCCGCGGCACAGGTCATGGCATCCTGCCTCTTGAACTCACGAGAGGCTAGCTCTGCCTTGGCCTCCTCGAGTTCGTTGAACATCTGGAGGATGTCACGGGCATAGCCCGCAAGGTGTTCGTATCGGTCGGACATGGAGGTTAGACCTCGTATGTCACCACAGTGCCAGCAGCTTGAATCCAGACCTCTTCCTCACGGACCTCTGGCTCGACGAATCTGCCCGGTGCCGAGTATTCAACGGCAAGCAGTGGGCCATTATAGAAGAGCACGTTGATGGTCGAATCTGGTGCGGCGAAGTGAGGCACCCCGGTGTTGACAGCACGGCCACGGAGGATGTTCACAATGTCATCCTCGAAGATGTCAGGGGTTCCGACCTGACCACGGAAGATCAGCAACTCGTTGTCCCTTGCCAGCAACGTAATCACAACGCGTTGGCGGTAGGGTTCGTCAGGCTTGAGCAGAGTCTGCACTTGGTCTGCCGTAAGCAGAGGAGTACCTTGGAGGAGTACAGCTTTGGGGGTGTCTGACATGGCGGCCTCAGTTAGTTAGGGAAGTAAGTATTCTACCACCCTTTATGTAGATGGAGGTGGATTTTTTTTTTTTAAAAATATCTTAAGGGGGGGGGGTGATTTAGATCTAGAGGGGGAAATGGATTTGAAAATTTTGATTGGACGTACACGGTCCCGCGCGCGCGCACCATTTTGGTGCAAGAGGGAAAACCCTCCTGTGGGGGTAAAAACAACACCCCCGTACCCTCAGAGGGTTTGCCGTGCTTGACATTTGAAAGACCCTGCGAACTGTGGGGACATGGCTTGACTTCTGGAATGTCAAGTGAAGACCCTCTGACCTGTAGGTTATTGGGGCGTAGAAAGGCCCGCCGAAGCGGGCCAGTCGTCAATGCGGGTTTCCCCTAGTTGTCAAGGCACAGAACAAGCACCCAAAGAACTAGGCAACCCGTTAGGGTTGCCATGCGGGTTAGTCCGCTTGTTGGCGTTCGTCTTCTTCTGCCTTGTCGCCATAGCCAACGTCGTCGGCGGTGCCTTCGGCGTCGTCGTCAACCGGGGCGGCGGCGGCTTGTGCAGCCAGCAGGGCGGCCAGTGCCTTACGGCGTTTCAGGCCGACTTGGACCTGCGTCCGGGCGGTGTAGTCCGCCACGCCCAAGTCAATGCACAGCTGAATAAGGGCCTTTCGTTCCAGCAGCGGGTTTTCCCGTACGACCCGCAGCACGAACTGTACGGGGCGTTCGACTTCAGACTTACGCAGCCGGTTGGCCATTGGGTCAGCCTTCGGCGCCGTCTTCGGGCAAGCCAAGTCAATGAACGCCTGTTCGGCTTCGGTCGGTTCAAAGACGCCGAAGGACTGGCCCTTGGACAGTTCAGGGGCTTCGGCCGCGGCTTGCAGGGAAACCAGCACGCCCGACTTGGTGCGGACTGCATACAGCACGGCGTGGTCGGCGGACAGTGCCACGTAGGCAGCAAGGGTAACATGGGTGAAGGACATTTGAAGGCTTTCTGCGGTATGGGCCGGGGAACATTCCCCGGTTGCCATGCTATGAATTATATAGGTTTTTAGGGCAAACGGCCAGCTGGCAGCCAACTTTACAAACCGTTACATATGACGTTCCACCTACCATAGTCCAGCCCGAAAGTCAAGAGACCGCACGAAACGTGGGGGCTTTCCTTGACATTCTGAAAGTCAATGGAAAGCCACAGCACAGTGCGGGGTTATTCGTTTGTCAAGCCCAATCGTCTTTACATAACTTTACAAACCAACAGCTGGTGGAAATTTGACAGCATGGGAAAATTGGCATATACTATAGTCTTCCGCAACCAACCGAAAGACAAGCATGACCCTAGACGAAAAAATTGCCGCACTGCAAGCATGGGCGCAGGCAAACTACGAAAACGGCGCCGACACTTTTGTCGAATGCTGGGGGCGCAGTGAATACGTGGCAAGCTTGGAACGCCACGGCGGCGACCTGGCGGCGACGCAGAAGACGCACGAAGCCGTGGCAAGCGTCTACCGTGAACGCCAAGCCGACGCCCGCAACAGCCGCTGGTAAGCACCATGATCGAATTCCTTGGAACTGCGGCGGCTTGGGGCCTGCTCGGCGTGGCGGCGTGGGCCGCCGCCGAATGGTGGGATCGGCGTGGCTGACCTGCTCCTGACCGCCGGGTGGCGGTTGGCGCAGGCGCTCGGCCTGCCGCCGAGCGCCGAATCAACCGGGCTCGGCGTGCTCGGCGTGATCATTCTGAGCATCGCGGCGCTGCGCTTCGTGCTCTGGGCGCTCGACGGGAGCTGAGCTGCGCGGCGAGGAGCTGCGCGGCGCGCCGGGGCGCAGCGCGCGCCCCTCAGCGCCTGCGGCGCAGGGCGCAGCAAAGCAGCGTTTTGATTTTTGATTAGCTAGTAGCTGATCCGCTAGCAGATCCTAGCTTTGATTTCCGATTAGCTAATATCCGATTCGGTTACAATAAAGCATTAGGTGATGGAGTTGAGTATTTGGTACAATAGTCCTACACCGAATGACGGTGTGCATCATCTGGAATCAAATCGTGAACTCTGAACAAACCATCATCATCTGCCTTGTCGATGACGAATCTACCCGCCACTTCATGCAGCCGAGCGACGTGCAAGAAATCAACGCAACCAACATCGCCGGGATCATGAATGGCTGTGTAAGCAGCGACGGCAGACTGACAATCAAAGGCGCTGAGTGCATTTACTGTGACATCAACACCACCGGTTGCGTGATCTTGAAAATCGACGGCGCTTGCTACCCCGGCACGATCTACTGCACGTTCGCAGATTGATCTGACCACAGGGGCTCGGGGCCTCTGATTTAGCCTCGGCTAGTAGAGTCATGCGTGACGCGGAACGCAGGACGGAAGCTGCGTGACTGTATCAGGCACGCAACCAGCCGAAGGCTCGCGCCGCTGCGCCCAGCGCCTCCGCGCTTTGATTAATCATTAGCTGGACGCCTCAGCGCCCGCTAATCTAGTTTTGATTTCCGATTAGCTATAGTCCATCTTGAGGCGTTCTCGGAACCAGACTGCGAAGATCGAGTCTGTGATTACCACAGGGGCTCGAACGCGCCGCTCATTCGGCAGAGCCAGCCATCCGTACATCTTCACACTCCATTGTGTGCCGTTGAGCCTCCAAAACAGAACCGGATCCGCTCCGCGAGCCGCCTGGCTTTTACACTGTTCCCACCATGATTGCATATTGCTCTTACCGTCGTTCTCTACCCGCTTCACCTCAATGCTCAGCCAGTCTATCCCCACTATATCGGCTTGACCCTCACTCCGATGTTGCCCCGCTGTCTGCATCTGGTTCCTCTTAATCTCTGGCATCTGTTCAGGGCTCAACCCGAGTTCCTCTCTCACCTGTTCGATCCAACCTCTAAACAGCGTCGCCACCTCTTGCTCCCCACTCCTTCCCTTGTTTCGAGCATTGATTCTCTTGACCTGTTGAGGCCCCATCGTACCCAAAGCAACATTCATCTTGGACTCCTGTGATATAATAAATTCGATAGCAACATGCTACCTGATAACAGATTTATAAACTCTACTCTAAAGTCGGAGGAAATTTAGGAAATTTATGGATTTATGTGATAGGGCAGGTGAAATATTCTATAGGAAGCAGGGTTTGATTTATGGAATTTATGACTCTCTTTTTTCTCACCTGCCCTATGGGCTAAATCCATAAATTCCTAAATCCCTCCTATGTATCTACCCTGCCAAACGCCTCTGCCCGAGTTCCGTATCTCTTGTAAACCTCGTCCGTTGTGATACTTTGATACAGACCGCTTCCGAGTTTACTTTTCAACGTGCGTTCCAACTCATTTGCCGTACTCCTCCCATATCCACTGAATGCCCCATTACCTGCGCATCGTGTCATAATGGCACTCTTGAATATCACACCATCTTCCCTCGCCCTATACATCTTCGCCCTAATCTCTGGATTCCGCACATTGGTGAACAGATTCGCCTCTGGACTGAAATACCAATCCACAGCCTCATCGAATATCTGCTCTTGCTGTATATACAGATTCCCAATCCCACGCCTGTTCAGCTTATCTTGCAACTGCTGCGAACAGTAGTTAACTACCGCGACCGCATAATCCACATGTTCAAGCGTAATAATAGGTGCCCGCATTCCATCACCTACATCGAACATCATTGCATAACTCACAGCCAACGTAGCAGCCAACTTCCGCATTTTGAGGTTTGCCCGGCTCCATATCGCCCTGTGGATATCTCCGTTGTCCATGTTCTGCAACCGCAGATATTCAATCTCCCACCAGTTCATAGCCGTCTCACCGTCCGATGTAGCCAGCACTGGCTTTGACCTGTACTGCACATCCGCTATATTCTTCCTCGCCTCGACAGCCAACCTGATAACTGCCTCCACCACGTAATACGGAGGTTCTGGTGCCACATAGCTGTATGGCCTCGACTTGGCTTGTGTATCTTCACACTCGAAGATAAGCTCTCTCCCTGTGATACCTGTGTCCAGCATCTTGATACTCATGTAATCGTAGAACTGTCGAGGCGTGGATACTGACAACGTGGATAGTGTAGGTGAATACACTGCATCCAAATCGTTATCCTTCTTCGCGTACTTCCGTCCCTTCAGATATGCATCGTGCAGATTGTAGATATCCAACATGACACTGTTAATCATCAACATGTGCTCGTCTGGATTGGACTTTGCCATCCTCTCCATCCACATGCCCGACTCTTTGTTGTATCCGAACATAACTGGCTGAGCCGCTAGCGCCCGATGAATACCCTGTGCACTCGCAAAGTCGTCCGCTACGAATGCCTGTATCGCCACCCCGGCTCCAAGTTCACCAGCCATAGCCACACGGGTCAACACACGCTGCGCCGCGTTCACGGCTTCATCCTTGCCCGTACCTGTCAACGCTAGCAACGTGAACATCTGGTTAAGTCCAGTACCCGAAGCACTGAACACTCTACCACCGATGCCGCACACTGGCAAGAACGATGCGAACACAGCTGCTTCTTCCAATGGTGATTTGGAATTAGCCAATGTGAACCTAGCAAACTCTTTGCACCACCCATCTGGCATCTTCTCAATCGCCATCGGGTTACTCTTCTTTGTTTCCACAGGGGCTGACAGCATCTTGGGCTTCATCAGCATGGCGATATCCACCGGCACTTTCTTGCTCTCTACCAGCTGTATCGCCTTCTCCAGAGCTAGGTTCTTGTGATACGCTGTCAACGGCGTACCATCTGACTTCTTGCGCTGGCTGTACGGAAACGAGTCGAACACCTCGAGGGCCTGCACACGATTCTGAGTCCACGATTCCCATATCCACGCAAATATGGTGTAATCGGTCTCTGACTTGCCAATCGGTGCCTTCAAGTAATCGGCACCCTTGGACTCTAACATCTTCTCTACGATGTGGTCCGTGCTGAATCGTCGTGGTGAATCGTCTACTATGGCAAGGGCTGTATCTTCAGCTCCAAGGAACCGCGCTAGTCCAGCCAACCTCGATGTGATCTCATGGCCGTTGAGAATAGGCTTTGGGTCATCACCATCTACATCGCCTGTAACCACGATGAAGTTATCGCATCGTAGTTCGATATGCTCTTTATTAACAGAGCGAGGAATCGTACCACGTACAAAGATGTGGTAGCAGGGATTGTCCTCTGTGTTACTCACTGACCTTTCAGTGTACGACTGTCCAAAGCCGGCCAGAACGTCCGAATGATACTCTAGCTGTTGGGATGTTGCCGGATTGCTTGGCTTATTATCCAAATCAATAGCAACAATGCCGTTCTCTTTTCGGAGAACCAGACCAATATGCTCAGCGTAACCGAAACGAACAGCGGAGACCGCAGCTGAGAACGTGCCCCAGCATGACGGATCTCCCCATTCAGTTCCTCTTAAATCATTAGGACTAAGTGGCTTCTTTGAGCCTTCTGTAGTCACCATCCACTGATTAAGTTGCGTGAGCTCTTCAGGGATGTTGCTATATGTCACTTCAGTTCCAGCTGCAATCCTGGAAGCTCGAGCTTGCGGCCCGTGAAATACTCATACAGAAACTGGGTCCGGTTCACACCGGGGTTCTGGATACGACCAGCTGCCAGTTTGCGCAACCAGAAATACGGAACGCCAGTCTCTTTCCAGACTTCTAGCAGATCCTTATCTCGTTTCGTTTTCAGGTGATTGACCACGGCCAGCATCAGCTCGCTTGGTTGGTCGAACAGCTCTTCCGTCATTTTGATCTCTCTTTGGGTGTGTGAAAAACTGTACTATACCACCATTCGGTTAAGAGGTACAATACTAAAGTAAAGGATCAATTGACAGGCCGAAAGGTACAGGCATAATTAGGGTATGACCACCACACCCCTCGAACAGCTACGAATGGCTATGGACTTACTCGATGAAGCAGAGCGTTTATGCTTACACGAGGAACGTCAGGTAGTCATCATGTACAAGATACTCAACGCTATGGATGCGTTGCGTTGTGTTCACGACAAACTTCAACCACCACTAGACCAATCATGTCTCACATCGACTTCTGGCAGCAAGTGTATCTCGTAGCCATTCGCCTCGGCACGAACGCACATGCTAAGGAAACAGCCGACCTTGCTGTCCTCCACCTCAAGGAAACTCTTAAAGGCATCGCCCAGCAGCCTTCTCTCAATGCTGGCAACCAAGGAAACTAAAATGAGTCTCGAAGCACAACGCGCCGCCCTCACCGAGTACGATTTCTACATCGTCATCGACAAGTCGGGTTCGATGGGTTCTCCCGTCAAATCCGGTTCCGCCCGCACACGCTGGCAAGCCGTGGAAGAAACGGCCACGCAGATCGCCCGCGAGGTTTCTGCCATCGACACCGATGGCATCACCGTGACCATGTTCGGCGGCTCGTCCATCAACAGCTACGAGAACACCACCGCCGACAAGGTGGCATCGGTGTTCGCGGACAATCGCCCAAGCGGTTCGACCCCGTTGATGGAAGCTCTTCAAGCCGTCTTCAAGCTGTCCGAGGTCAGCAACAAGAAGGATTTCATCATCGTCTTCACGGACGGCATCCCCGACGACCCGATGGGCGTGGCCTCGGTCATCCGCGCCAAGTCGAACAAGCTCAACGCCGACGACGAGTGCACGATCCTGTTCATCCAGGTCGGCGACGATCCTTCGGCCACCAAGTACCTCACGATGCTGGACGACGACCTCAAGGGTTGCAAGTTCGACATCGTGGATGCCAAGACGCAAGCCGAAGCAGAAGGCTTGACCGTTGAAGACCTCATCATGGGCGCCATCGCCGGCTAACATGATTGCCCTCGGTATTGTCATCGGCATTGCCGTGGGCATCCTCCTTTGGACACTCTCGGAAACTGACTCATGAAAACCAAACTCCACTGGCTTCCCATTCCCGCTGACCTCGACATCCTGCCCATTGACGAGCAGTTCCTTGTCATCGACAAGAACGCCACGCTCTTCTTCGCGGTCTATGACGGTGATGACCTGTTGGTCGATGTGCCGGAAGACTTCGAGGAGGACGAAATCGACATCAAGTATTACGCCACCATCAGACTTCCGGAGGGACTATGAGCTTACCTGGCGAAGCCAAGATGACCGGCCACCCGCCGAGCGTCTCACAAGGCACAGAGGTCATTGGCTATCATAAGCTGACCGAGGTGGAAATCGAGAAGATGAACCTCGTCAAGAAGATGGCGAACGATGTCGGTGCTGCCGTCGATGCCCTGATGTTGGACGGCACTGTGGATACCCGGTGGATTGCCATCGGCAAGACCCAGCTCCAGCAAGGGTTCATGGCAATCAATCGCGGCATCGCGAAACCCGACAGCTTCTAACCAATGATATTCTGCCATTGCAGAATAGAACGCCGGGAGCCACAGCATTGCTGTGCGTTCCCGTGCGAAGTTGTGCGTAGGGAGCAACGTGACCTAAGGAGAATCTTTATGCAAGCAGATTGCCCGCATTGTGATGGTTCCGGCGTTGACCCGGAAGACACTACCCAACCATGCCCAGCTTGTGAGGGCACCGGGAAAGATCCTGACGATGCAGATGAAAATGAATAACTATCAAGAGCGTGTGTCGCACGAACGACGCGATCTTCAAGACAAGATCACGAAGCTCGAGTCGTTCGTGCTGACATCTACGTTCCTCACTCTACCCGATCTGGAACAAGCTGCAATGCTGGACCAGCTACTGGCTATGCGGTGGTACCGTAACTGCCTCGACAATCGTATTCAACTTTGGAGCTCCCCATGCTCGACTTCCTCCTCTTCATCCTCTTCTGCGTCGTCTTCCTGAGTGGCGTTCAAGTGGGCGCGTGGTTCGGTGGCATCCCCCAATGGATCCGTTGGATCGCTGACAAACTCGAGGCGGCGTTGAAGGACGCCAAGCCGAAGTGACCGACGCAGATTTTGAGAAGCTGGCACGGCAACGTGCCCGCAGTAATCGAGATCCCGAAGTCTTTGTGGATGGAGCAAAGTGGGCTTTCGATCTACTAGGTGGTGAAGATGTGACTATCCACGTTGCGCCTCACTATCCTGCTGGTGCTTGCAAGCACGAATGGGCTTACGATGGTGAATGCGGTGAGCCTACTAACTGTAAGCTCTGTGGCATGTCGTTCATCCGACACATCCATACAGAGTGCCCATAGCTAAAAGTTACAATAAATCATTTGGCGGTGGCCCTTAGTATGGTACTATAGGGCTTCCAACCCGTGAACGTTTGAATAGGTGAACAGCAATGAATCAGTCTCAGTTTGACGTTGAAGCAACGGAAGCTTTCTTCCAAGACCCCGAATTCGATATGACCGCCGGCCTACTGTTGTGGTCGCAGCTGGAAGTCGAACTCGGTAAGCTCAAGTCCCTTGAAATGATGGCACGCAAAGCCGTCTTCAAGAAAGCCTGGCCCAGCTACAAGATCGGGGTGAACAACTACCCGCTCATGAACGGCTGGTTGCTGAAAGGCACGGGCAAGATCAACTACACGGTTGACAAAGAGCTGTTCCCACAGGTGCGCGAAGGGCTGGCCTCCATGAACGTGGCCCTCGACGACTTCCTGCGCGTGTCCTACAGCCTCGCCGAAGGCAAGTACAACGAGATCGTGAAGGACGAGCAACTCAACCAGACGGTTGGCACGGTGCTGCGTCAAATGATTACGTCCAGCGACGGGGCGCCGACGCTGGAAATTGTGAAGCCACGCAGGGTCAAGTAAACACCAAAGGAAAATCATGAACATCGAAGATATCGTCCGTGAAATTGGCATCAGCATGGGCCGCGGTGAAGTCAAGCTGGTTGAAGTCACGCCGAAGGACTTTACCATCATGAAGGCAGTCGAGCTGCTGCGTCAGATGGAAAAGAAGATCGAACCGCTGCTGCTGGTTCGCGAGTGCCTTGTGGACACCCTCAAGGACATCGTGTTCGAGAAGGGCACGCAGGACGCCGAATACACCATCGTGGTGGACGAGCACCACAGCGTCATCTTCTCGATGAAGGCCGGCGCGTTCGATATGGAGGCAACCTGTGATTGCCCCGACCACAAGGAGCAGTGGCCCGAAAAGGCCGCTGGCTAATCATGTCTGACTGCTTCGACCACGAAGCAGATGCGTGGGCACAGTTCGATGACTGGCTGACGGGAGGGTCGGGCGACGAGCCCGGCCCCTACCGTTACCACCCTCGACCTATCAAAGCCAAAGTTTGCCGAGCCTGCGGGCTTGGCAACCTCCGCTGGGGTCAGGTCAAGGGCGGGAACTGGCGCCTCTTCCACGGCAACCACGAACACATCTGCGGTGAAACCGGTGCATCG